CCCCGCCAGCGAAATACCCACATATGACGCTATCTATCCGTTATTAGCTAAACGCTGGCTAAGACTCAGGAGTAGAAAGAATGCTTGAACTACAGCGCTCAGTCTGCGCGCTCTGTTTCAAACCAATGACTGACGGCTCTATTTACGCTCATCAGAAATGCATTGATAAAGCAGCGAAGGAGGCCGGGAATGATAGCCAAGCTCCCAAAGCACCGGAATTGTAAAGTATGCAACGAGAGGTTTAAGCCAGCCGCGATATACGAGTGGTGGTGCTGCAAAAAGCATAAAGATGAGCACATAGCTCAGTTAGCATTAAAAGCCCGTCAAAACCGATTGCAGAGGGAGAATAAGCAGAAACAAAAAGATGTCCAAGCAGAAAGGCGCAGCCTCAAAATCCGCAAGTTAGCACTCAAGCCAGATAGTCACTTCAAAAGTTTAGCCCAGCAAGCCTTCAACGAATACATCCGAACTCGCGACTATGACCAGCCATGCATTAGCTGTGGCGAAACAAATCCGCCAGACTTGCACGGTGGCCAGTGGGATTGTGGACATTTTAAAACGGTCGGCGGCTTCCCTGAGTTGAGATTTGTTGAGGCTAACGCCTATCGGCAGTGCAAGTCATGTAATGGCGGATCGGCCAAGTACGGGGCAAAAGCTAAAACGGTTGGCCAGTACTACGAAGCAAATCTTGTCAGGCTATTTGGTCAAGAGTTGGTTGACTGGCTGAATGGACCACACGAAATGACGAACTACCGGCGTGATGACTATATCCGCATCCGTGAGATGTACAAAGCCAAAACAAAAGCCCTTAAAAAACTTCAGGAGGCCGCATGAACGCATATGTGAAGAAATACGCCAATGACGTGAAGGGCGAACGGCACGCCATTGTTAATGGTCGGCTGATGGTTGGGACAACTGGCAGGAAGAGGATTGAGAAATGAGACTGGAATCAATAACGAAACACTTCTTCGCTAAATCCACCATGATTAGTGACTCTCCACGGGCAACGGCTTCTGATTCACTTACCGGCACCGATATCATGGCAGCTTTAGGGTTGGCAGACCTTAAAAGCGGCTTCGGGCTGGAATTGTTCTTGGCAAAGCAGGGGATCAGTAATCCGCATCGCGCCGTGGAAAGTCTCACTCAATATGCGCTGAAAGAATCCGTTAAGTACAAAGCAATCTCTAAGCTCGATGAGGATATTAAACAAAGCGTCGTGCAAACACTCGCAAGATATGCGTTTGCTGATTATGCGCGGAGTGCTGCCAGTGTTCGCGAGTGTGAATGCTGTAAGGGGGAAGGGTTCACTGAGTCAGAGGTATTCACAACTAAAACGTCAATGCCACTATTCAACAGGGAGATCGTTAAAGGTTCCATTAGTTTTGGAATTGAGGGATTCCGGCCTTCCGAGTATGAAGTTCATAGGGATCTGCGTGAAAAACTAAAATTGCTATGTAAGCCGTGCGGCGGGAAAGGCGTGGTTTCAAATTCATGCCGGTGTAATGGGAAAGGCACTGTGGTGGACAAAGAGAAATCAGAACAACAGGGGATTCCGGTTTATAAAACCTGTGGAAAATGCTCAGGCCGTGGATATTCGCGGCTTAAGTTTTCTGACGTCTACGAGGCTATTAGAGAACACCTTCCTGAACTGGCATCCAGCACATGCTACGAGAGTTTTAAGCCGCTCTATGAGCTGCTGGTAACGAAATGCNCGATAGAACACGATGGGAGCATGATTGCCACGGATGGCGACATTATAAAAACAAAGTCTTGCATTTACCGGAAAAATGGACTAGATTCATCTCTAACGGTGGTAATTGCATCCGTTGAGTTGGTAAACAAGACTTTGCGGCGGCACTTGTTAACCATAGATACCGCCGAGTTGGTCACTTCGACTTAGGTCTGGAACTCCAACCGTTCTGGCTGAGAGGTCGGTAAAATTAGAAGCCTCGGTTAATCGCCGGGGCTTTTTGCATTCTACATTCGCATGGGTACTGGATTGGTTAATCCAATCGTTGTGAAACAGTATCCAGCCGAATGTGGTGAAAGCAGGCACCGATGTGTGGGGATACAAGTGGAACACCAGTGAAACGATGTCGGCGAATTCCCCGCCACCACATACCAACTTTTAAGGCTCACTTCGGTGGGCCTTTTTTATTTCCATTACACGCCCAGCCCGTCGGGGAGGGGGAGATATGAAGATGGACGAAAGATACAGTAATGCTGCATACGGCAGTGCCGGTCTTACCGCCTTCTTTGCCAGCCTGTCATTACAAGATTGGGGCTTTGTTATAGGCGTCGGATTCAGCATTATTCTTGGCGTCTTGACATACCGCCTTAATCGACGCGAGCAAAGAAAGCGCACTCAGATATTACAAGACATTTTCGATAAAACCTCACAGGTCAATCCATCCGCGACCGCACAGGTACTTGCTGACTTAGGCAAGAAAGCCCCTAACGAGATTTAACTTATGACTCCAAGCCTGAAGAATAAGCTGATCGCCGCATCGGCTGGCGGTGCTATGGCATTAACAGTGGCTTTGATTGGTGGACATGATGGACTGGAGGGGCGTAAGTACAACCCTTACTACGATGTAGTTGGTGTGTTGACGGTTTGCGATGGTCACACTGGCAGCGACATTATCCTGAAAAAGACATACACCGACAAAGAGTGTGATGACTTGCTGAGGAAAGACCTGGCTCCGGTATTTGTTGCCCTCGACAAAAATGTGAAAGTGCCGATGACCGATTATCGAAAAGCTGCGTTGGCCTCGTTCGGTTATAACGTCGGAATAACGGCGATGACAAACTCAACGCTACTGAAGAAGTTAAACGCTGGCGATACATCTGGTGCCTGTGAAGAGCTAACCCGCTGGAATAAAGCCGGCGGCAAAGTCTGGAAAGGTCTGGTCAATCGTCGCGCTGTTGAGAAAGAACTCTGTATGCCGGGGTTTAAATGAATAGACATTCTCTTGCTGGATTATTTGTATTCGTCGGTTTCATACTTGCCCTGTTCGGCAAGGAAGGTTGGGGGTGGTGCTTCTTTTGTGCGCTGATGGTCTTATGAGTAAAACTAGCGTCATTATCATAATGCTTGTGGCTGTGACTATTTGCGTAGGTGGCGGGTACTGGTGGGGTAGCGATAGTAAAGATTCGGAATGGTCTCTCAAGTGGACTAAGCGCGATAAATCAGACCTAACGGCAGAGCTAGCCGCCAGAAAGAGCGCCACTGAAAAAGAGGCTCAACTTCAGACTGCCCAGTCAGCCGGATTAAAAGCATACCAACAAGGGGTAACTGATGCTGAGAACAAAGCAAAAGGCACTATTGCTGCTTACCGTGCTGGCAATATCAGGTTGCAAAAGCGCTTCGAGTGTCTCTCCGCTTCAGTTGGGGATATGCCCGTTACTCCCGCCAGTGGACAGCTCACTGATGCAGCCAGAGATTGCGGATTTTCAGACGCAGATGTCGGGTTTCTTATTTCAATCGCTGAACGAGCCGACAAGTTAGTCGAGAAACTCACCGCGCTACAAAAGGTTGTCACTGACGACCGGCTAATAATTAACAGCACCACACATCAATAGCGTTGGGTTGTCGCAGTCCACGGGTATTAGCAGTGACATAGTACCTCTCTATTGAGCGTATCTGTGGAATCAAAAACAACCAATACACCTAGATAGTCGGGCATTAGCGGCAACATCAGCCGTTGTAGGCGAAGCGATGTGACAGCCGGAGAGACGGCCTGTATTGCAGCAGCCATTCAATGAGTGGTTGCGACAATACACAATAAGCAATGCTACCACCTGTTGCCCACCGCTCACCCTGAGCATTAACAGGCTGGTGGCATTTTATTTAATTCTGAAATCGGCAACTGGCCAACGAGAAAAGCAGCATAAACACGCTGTATTGATATCGACCGGTGTTCAAAATACGCCGAGTTATATTTCACTAACCAGCAGGAAACTCTAAATGTCTCGCTTGAATATAGAAGTCACTCCCCCACAGACTGTGGATGTGAACGCTGTGATCGCTGAAATTGAGCGCAAATACCATGGAAAGAAAATCACGCCTGAAACCATCAGTGATATGGAGCGTGAGGCGGCCAGGCTCATTCGGCGACTGATAACCACCAAAGTGACATTCGTTGAGTAGCGACAAACAGTAAAAGGGAATAATCATGGCCGGAATGACGCTAACAGAAGAACAAAAGGCGCTTTTCGATGCCCTGACACCACTACAGAAAAAGTTTGTCACATGTCTGCTAAATGGCGACCGACAGGCTGAGGCTTATCGCAATGCTGGCGGTAAAGCAAAGGGTGAGGGTATCCACTCCAAGGCCGCCACTATGGTAAGAAATGGTAAGGTTCAAGCCTTCCTCCAGTCAGTTCAGTACGAAGCGATTAACGAAGCCATCATGACCTTTGAGGAAGCCATGGAGCGCCTGTCAGTGATGGGGCGAACGTCTATTGCTGATCTGGCGACATTCGGTACTCACGTTGTTGGTGAAGATGATGATGGCAACCCGATCATTCAGTCTGTCTGGTCATTCAAAAATGCCAGCGAATTAAAGCCTGAGCAGATGGCCGCAATATCTGAACTGACGGCAGGCAAGGATGGACTGAAAATTAAGCTGCATGATCCGAAAGCCGCTATCAAGCAACTGGCTGAAATGCGTGGGTGGGAAGCACCGAAGAAAACAGAATTGACAGGCCCGAACGGTGGAGCAATTCAAACTGTGAATATGACCCCTGATGAAGCCGCCGAAGCGTATCGCAAACTTATGGGCTGATTATAGTAAACATCCAGAAATAGCCCGTTAGATTGATAAATCCTCTATGCAAAATAGAGGGTGTTTTATGCATGGTTTATGCACTCAATTATCTAACACTCTGACACGTTAACCCTGACAAATAAGCCTCTCACGCTGCTTGTTCGATGAGTGCTATGCGCTCGGTGCGGGTAACGGTCATTATGTTAAAAAGTCCTAAAATTCACACATTTATCGAGCAAAACCCAACATGCCTATTCCGTTCCCTTTTGACTTCAAAAACCCGGATTACATGCAGGTTTTTGAGTGGCGAATGGAGCGATTGCAGCGCATTCGTCAGCAGCCTGAATTACTGCCGGTCATGAAAGCGTTTTATAAAGATAATCCCGCTCAGTTCATTATTGATTGGGGTATGACGGTTGACCCACGCAATGTTGAGCGTGGATTGCCAGCCCGTATCCCGTTTCTCTTATTCCCAAAACAGGAAGAGTGGATCGAGTGGTTTGTCGAACGCTGGCGTAATGCTGAACCGGGCATCACCGAGAAAACCCGTGATATGGGTATGTCTTGGCTAACGGTTGGCATGGCTTCCTCGCTTTGCCTGTTCAACCGTGGCGTGTTTGCCGGGTTCGGTTCTCGCAAAGAAGAGTATGTTGATAAAATCGGCTCGCCTAAATCGCTATTTGATAAGGCGCGTAATTTCATCTCTCTGCTGCCAACTGAGTTTCGCGGTGGCTGGAGTTTAAAACAGCATGCCCCACACATGCGTATCTTATTCCCAGAAACTGAATCGGCCATGACCGGCGAGGCGGGGGACGGAATAGGGCGCGGTGACCGCACCAGCTTCTACATAGTCGATGAGTCAGCGTTCTTGGAGCGGCCTTATCTGGTCGATGCGTCTTTGTCTGCGACGACCAACTGTCGGCAGGACGTATCAACGCCAAACGGTATGGCTAACTCATTCGCTGAACGGCGGCACAGCGGCAAAATTAAAGTATTCACCTTTCACTGGCGCGATGACCCGCGCAAAGATGATGCCTGGTATCAGAAACAGGTTGAGAACCTCGACCCCGTTACCGTGGCGCAAGAAATTGATATCAACTACAGCGCCTCTGTTGAGGGCGTATTGATTCCGTCCGCATGGGTGCAGGCGGCAATCAACGCGCATGAGGTGTTGGGTATTGTGCCAACTGGCCAGCGTTTAGGCGCTCTAGATATCGCCGACGAGGGCAAGGATACTAATTCGTTTGCTGGTCGTCATGGCTTCTTACTTGAAAGCATCGAAGAGTGGTCGGGTAAAGGCGATGATATTTTCGGCACCGTCCAGAAAGCCTTTGATATTTGCGATGCACAAAACCTCGAAACTTTCCGCTTTGATACCGATGGATTGGGAGCTGGTGCACGCGGTGATGCTCGGGTTATCAATGAACAACGAGAAGAACAACGCAGACGGCATATCGTCGCCACGCCGTTCCGTGGTAGCGGTGGCGTAACCGACCCAGATGATGAGGCGGTCCCCGGCGATAACGGACAGCAAGGGCGGCTTAACAAAGATTTCTTTGCGAACGCCAAAGCACAAGGCTGGTGGAGTTTGCGTACCCGGTTCCAGAAAACTTATCGGGCAGTTAAGGAAAATATGGAGTTTGATCCCGATGAGATTATCTCTATTCCGAAAGACCTCAAAAACCTGACCAAATTAACTTCTGAATTATCGCAACCTACCTACTCAGTCAATGGCGTAGGGAAGATTGTGGTGGATAAAAAACCTGACGGCACCAAGTCACCTAACCTGGCGGATTCAGCAATGATTTTATATGCACCAATGGATAACGCGCTGGATATCTGGCTACGACTCGGGGGGGCGTAATGTCGAGAAAACGTAGAACAGGCAAAGCGTCATCACCTCAGAGAACCACCGATAGCTATCAAAACCTCACCGCTCGCTATGGGCTGCGCACCGAGAACCAAAGCGCGGATTATAGCTACCAACCTAATTGGACATCCCGCAACCGTCAGCTGATAGAAAACGCTTACCGGTCGTCGTGGCTGGTGGGCGCAGCGGTAGATACCATCGCGGATGATATGACCCGCAAGGGGATTAACATAACCTCTAAGATGGCACCCGATGCCAAGATGCGGATAGAGGGGCGCTGGGAAGAGTTATCTCTATGGGATGCTCTCAACGATACGATCAAATGGTCACGACTGTACGGTGGTGCAATTGGTTTCATCATGATTGACGGCCAAGCGCCTGAAACTCCACTACGAGTAGAGACCATCGGTAAAGATGCGTTTAAAGGGTTGCTGGTGCTCGACCGTTGGATGGTTAACCCCACTATCAGCGAACGAGTTACAGCAATGGGACCAGCCCTCGGCATGCCTAAATATTATCAGGTGGTAACCACTGGCGGCGGCATTCCGAGCATGAAAATACACCACAGCAGGGTGATTCGCCTTGATGGTGTTGGCCTCCCATACCAGCAAAAGCGGACAGAAAACGAATGGGGTATGTCGGTTATAGAGAGATTGTTTGACCGACTGCTTGCGTTTGATAGCACCTCTACTGGTGCCGCTCAATTGATTTTTAAGGCGCACTTACGCACCTACAAAATCAATAAGTTTCGTGAGCTGGTAGCGATGGGGGGCAAGGCATTTGATGGGCTAATGAAAAGTATGGACATGATCCGGCAATTTCAAAGCACTGAAGGTCTTACCCTGATGGATGCAACTGATACGTTTGAAACACACAGTTATGCATTCGGCGGCCTATCTGACGTAATGGCACAGTTCGCCCAACAGATAGCCGGTGCCATTGGTATCCCGTTGGTGCGCTTGTTTGGCCAGTCCCCGGCTGGGTTCTCAACCGGTGATGCTGACCTGGCTAACTACTACGACAATATCGGCACGCAACAAGAGCGCCGTTTGCGTCGTCCCCTGCGCCGATTATTCGAAGTGATCCACTACTCCGAGTTTAGTTCGCCACTGCCAGACGGCTTCTCATTTGATTTCAACCCACTGTGGCAGATGTCGGAACCTGATCGGGCAGATGTGGCGGAGAAAACCGTTAATACCATTAACGCCGCAATGGACTCAGGCTTGCTGACGCTACAAGGGGGCATGACTGAACTAAGGGATAAGGCAGGCATCACCGGTATCGGATCCAGCATCAGCGATGAGGACATAGAGAATGCGAAGGATATCGACCCGCCAAGCTTCGGTGAAAACGCAAATCTCAACCCGCTTGAGGTCGCGACGGGCGGAGGTCCAGTACCAAACTCAACTACGCAAGATAGCGCGAGCGGTCGGGGACATCGTAAATGGTACTTACGATGGTTCAAATGATTCCGTAACACTACTCAGACAACACCTGACGAGTTATGCGGAAATTATAACGCCGTGGGCTGAAGGTGTGGCCGTCAGTATGTTTGATACTATAAACCGGAAAGATGAGGCTATGTGGCGTCAAGCATCAAAAGGTATCTCTCTTGGGCTTCGGGATGTCATGGCTAACACCTCAGTTGGTATGGTTGCTGAAAGCATCGTGAGAGAACAAATCAAACTGATGAAGTCTCTTCCGCTGGAAGCCGCTGACCGGGTTCATGATATACATGGTCGTGCAATTGAAGCGATGGTTAATGGTGAGCGCAGCAAGGACTTTGCAGCAGAGATATTTAAATCAGGGGATGTGGCTCAGTCTCGGGCCAATCTGATAGCCAGAACCGAAATAGGCAGAGCTTCACAAGCGTTAACGCAGGCAAGGGCGCTTTCTGTAGGCTCAGATGGCTATATTTGGCGTACGGCTGAGGATGGTGACGTTAGACATTCACATGCCAAAATGGAGGGTAAGTTTGTTGCATGGACGAATCCACCCACGTTAGATGGAATGACCGGGCACGCAGGGGCATTACCTAATTGTCGGTGCTACTGTGAGGTTGTGATCCCTGAGGGTAAAATCGATAAAATACAGGCTTAGATACCTAAACGGCCCGAACCTCAATACCTGCGTTTTGTTATGGAAATGTTATTGTGATAAATAGCATGTTTCAGGGGAATTAATACCGACTTTTACCCTTCTCGACATGATTTTTAAGTGAGCACTGTTCCCTCGGTGCGCTTAAGGGTCTTTATGTTAAAAAGTCACTAAATCAGCACAATTATCTTTTTCTGAATGGTCGCTTAGGCGGCTTTTTTTATGCCCGCAATTTAGCAGGTATCCCATGCAATATTTCTATAACTCCCGCCTGGGAGAGACCCGCTTTGAAATGGCTGACGGTGGTCTGCTGTGTAAAGACGTACCTATAGGCCGAACAGGAGTGCAGCTTTACGGTGGTGAAGAGCTAGATGATATCGAGCCTGATAGTGATGGTGAAATCCTTGTAGAAAGGACCGAGGACGAAGTATTTCGGCCTGAAACGCTCGCCAGCTTTGAGGGAATGACGTTCACAGTATCTCACCCCATCGAAGATGTAACACCTGATAACTGGGGCCGCTACGCGGCTGGACACATTCAAAACGTCAGGCGGGGTACAGGTGACCAATCAGATCTAATGATCGCCGACATCGTGGTCAAGAAAGCCGAAGCCATAAAGGTGATTCTTAAAGATGGTGTTGATCAAATTTCGGCTGGCTACGATACCGAATATCAGCAGACTGCCAGAGGCAAAGCCCGTCAATACGACATCATAGCTAACCATGTCGCTCTCGTTCCCACGGGCCGCGCAGGGAAACGCTGTTCAATTGGAGATAGTAAACGTATGACAACGAATAACACTTGGCTCGCAAAGCTACGCCGAGCAATCAAAACCAAAGATGCCGCCGCGATGGAGGAAGCAATGGAAAGCGTTCCATCAGAGTTAACCAGTGATGAAGGTACTGGCGAATTGCCAAAGGCCATCAATATCACCATTAACCCGCAACAGCCGTTACCGAAACAGGAACCTGAATTAGATGCCATCTCGACTAACGATAGTGGTGACATCGAAACCCGAGTTGCGGCAATGGAGACGACCTTAGCAGCGATTCTGGAAAAATTGGGTTCAACCACCGACTCCGATCCGGATGAGGAGGAAGAGGGCCGACGTATTACCAGCGATGCGGCTTATCATCAGGATGTCGTTTCCCGTGCTGAATTGATTGTACCTGGCATTAAATTGCCAGAGGGTGGAAAGCTGGCATCCTTTAAACGAACTGTATTGGATGCGGCGTTTAAAACCACCGAAGGCGAGAAATTGCTGAAAGGCATTGTTGGCGATAAGCCAGACTTTGCCAAGATGCCGAAACTTTCCCTTGATGCGGCGTTCATTGCTGCCAGCGAGATTGCCAAGGGCCGCAACAATATTCAGTTGAACCACCGAACCACAGATGCCGCGTTACCAAATCGCCGACCTACCGCCGCCGACCTCAATAAACAGAACGCCGCGTTCTGGGCTAAAAAAGGAAACTAATTCATGACAGCATATTTATACCGGATGCCTGCTGGCATTGCCGGGGCAGTCTCACGCCCTCAGGATTTGACCATTGAGCCGGTACTGATTAATACGGCCAATCCGTTCAGCCAGTACGGTCTGGCCGGTAAATTCAGTGGCAACTTCTTTGTTCCACTGGACGAGAACGACACTGCCGACAAAATCGTCGGTATCTTTGTTCGACCATTCCCTACCACGTCAACACCAGACAAGGTGCGCCAAATCGGTACCAGCAACAACTTCGCCGGTGATGCGCTAAAGCGCGGTTACATGTCGGTCAATATTGGGGCTACGGCAGCGGGTGTGACTAAGGGCGCGCCTGTCTACATCCGTATCGCTGATGCTACCGACGCTAGCCCGTTGGGTTCTGTGCTGGCTACCGCGATTGCTGACACTACCGTAGTGCTACCTAACGCTTATTTCACGGGTGCCGGTGATGCCGCTGGTAACACTGAAATCTCTTACAAGATTTAAGGAACAATCAATATGATCACTTACGACAGCCAGCGCACCATTGATGCCAGCGGCGCATTCCTGATCGGGGAGCTGGAGCGATTAGATCCAGAGATTAACCTGCCGTTGGTGGGGACGACTTACACCCGCGACATTCAATTCCGCGAAGATGTGAATATTGCCGATGAGATCAGCTCATTCACTAAAACTGGCTTTGCCGCAGCCGGTACCGGTGCTAATCCAAAGGGCAAGAACTGGGTTAGTCAGGAATCGACAGCACTTGCGGGCATTAACGTCGATATCGATAAAAAGGGCTTCCCACTGACGCTGTGGGGGATGGAGCTGGGCTGGACGGTGATTGAATTAGCCGCAGCACAACAAATGGGCCGTCCAATCGATACGCAGAAATATGACGGCATGGTGTTGAAATGGCACATGGACGCCGACGAGCAGGTCTATCTCGGTGATACCGATTTGGGTGTAAAAGGTCTGGCTAACTACACCGGCGTAGCGATCGGCAACGCAACTAAATCGTGGCTGACTTCAACCGTTGCGGAGATTCGCGACTCCATTAATAAGGTACTTTCCGATGCCTGGGCCGCATCCGGCTATACCGTGGTACCGAAAGACCTGCTGTTACCTCCTGAGCAGTACGCTTATCTGGCGCAGGTTATTGTGTCTGATGCGGGCAACCAATCTTTGCTGACCTACCTGACTACTAACACTATCTCTTTCCATCAGAACGGTATTCCTCTGAATATCCGCGCGGTGAAGTGGCTGAAAGGTGCAGGTGTGGCAGGTAAGGATCGGATGGTGGCCTACACCAACGACCGTAAGTATGTGCGATTCCCATTAGTACCGCTGACAAGCATCCCGATCCAGTATCGCGGATTGTGGCAGCTGGTGACCTATTACGGAAAACTGGGTGTGGTTGAAGCCCCGTATATTGAAACATTGGCTTACTTCGACGGCATTTAATAACTCTGATGGCCTCGCAGGAGGCCTGTAAGGTGAAATGATGAAAATTGCAGTACATACCCCCTTTAAATTGTCGTTAGCCGGTCAGCCAGATATCGCTTTTCTGGTTGGCACTCATACGGTGACGAAAGACGTTGCCGAACATTGGTTCACTCTGGCACACGCCGAGGTGATTGACGGAGAGGTTGAGCAAAATAACACCGACCTGCAAGCCTCCATCCTTGAGATGCAGAAGCAAATCGATGAACAGGCGCAAGCGCTAGCTGATCGTGATACCTCCATCCTTGAGATGCAGAAGCAAATCGATGAACTGACTAAGCCGAAGGTGAAAGCAAATGGCAAGGAACAGAAACCTACCGACACCAGTACAGTTCAGGACTGATTTCCCCCAGTTTGAAAATGAGACCCGTTACCCTGACGCTGCAATACAATTTCGATTATCGCTTGCCGACAACCTTCTTGATGAGAACCTACTGGATAATATGTTTCCCTATCTGGTTGAGTTGTTTGTCGCTCATTACATGACGCTGCAAGCGAAAGATATGCTGTCAGCTGCGATGGGTGGAGGTAGTGGCTCAACCAATGGTGCAGCTTCGTCAAAGAGTGTCGATAAGGTTTCCGTTAGCTATGACAACAGCGCCACACTGAACCCTGACGCTGGATTCTGGAATTTCACCCGCTATGGTGCTGAGTTCTACCAGATCATTCTCATGTTTGGTGCCGGAGGCCGGCAACTATGAAAAGTGGCTTAAAGGTGCGGGTAGATAAGGCTAATGGCATCCTGGCGGCCTTTAAATCCATAGGGAATAAAGACGTGCTGGTGGGAATACCCGAATCGACCAGCAACCGAGAGCCTGAGGATGGGGAAAAGGTCACTATAGGTAATGCTCAGATAGGTTACATAAACGAATACGGATCTCCGGCCCAAAACATTCCCGCCCGCCCACACCTGCAACCCGGCGTCCAATCCGTTCAGGATAAGACAATAGCGAAACTTAAGCAGGCAGCACAGGCCGTATTTGACGGCAACTCGGCGGCGGCGGAGAAGGCACTTAATCAGGCGGGCCTTATTGCCAGTGACGCAGTACGCCGTTACATGACCATCACAAACCTGATTCCTTTGGCTGACAGTACATTAGCAGCTAGGGCGAGGCGCGGGCGTAAGGGAGCCATTCGTGAACTGGCTCGCCGAGAGGGTGAAGGTTCGCTTATGGAAAAAAATGAACAGGGCCAACTTATCAGTAACACCAATGCTCGGCCATTGATTGATCAGGGCCAGTACCGACGAGCAATAACTTATATCGTAAGGGATAAAAATGCCAAATCTTGATGTTACTGATGTGCTGTTTGACCCGGACTTCTGTGACATGTCACTGGTGGTTAAACGGAACGTACAGACGGTCGATGCTGATGGATTCGCCACCAACACCGTTACTGAAAAAGGCTTTGCGGGAGTGGTTACGGTTGATCGCTCGCTTGAGTCGCGCCGGATGATGTCAGGGAATGTCATTGGTGGCGCAATTCTTATTGTGACTGTTGAGCGGCTTACTCAAGGGCAGACGGGGCGTGATGCCGATATTGTTACCTATCAGAATCGCGATTATCGCGTGACGTTTGTTGACCCTTACACGGCATATGGTGCGGGATTCGTTCAAGCTCACTGTGAACTCCTGCCGTTCGATGGAGGAATTCCCATTGAGCAACAACAGCAGTGATGAGGCAGGCTGGCTAACGCCAATTGCTGACGGTCCCGCTTACGATGAGACGCTGGAGCGCTTACTGAGTCAGTGGGTGAGAGGGGTGTCCGGGCTACCCGATGGTCACGTTCGCCCACGATGGACGGCCGTTCAGTCACCCATTATGGATGCTGATGTTAATTGGTGCGGCTTTGGGGTAATCGATATTCCTGATGATGCCAGCCCCGCCTTTGAGAACCAAACTGAAAACAGCACCGAGTTATGGCGACACGAAGAAATCGAATGTATGGCGAGTTTCTACGGTCCCAACGGGCAACGGTATGCAACTCAATTCCGTGACGGTCTGACTATCACTCAAAACAATGACGAACTGGTGAGAATGGGCCTTTCTCTGGCCCGTTGCAGTCGCATTAATCCCTTTCCTGAACTCATCAATAACAAATGGGTTCGTCGCTTCGATATCACCATCAAGCTACGCCGCAAAGTAATACGCGAGTACGGCATTAAATCGCTGACCTCCGCCCCCGTTAAATTCTTCGGAGAATAACCATGTCGCAGGGATTACCTGTTTCTAACATCGTCAATGTGACGGTGAATATGGCTGTGCGTGCTGCCATGGCGCGGAACTTTGGTTCCCTGCTGGTGGTTGGCCCGTCGCCTGTTATCGATGCTCACGAACGTCTGCGCAGCTATTCAAGCGCGACAGATATCGCATCTGACTTTGGTCTGGATGCGCCTGAGTATAAAGCCGCTAATTTGTATTATCAGCAATCCCCACAACCGATTGATTCCTATGTCGGCCGCTGGGTGAAAGAGGATGCGGCCGGACTGTTGCGCGGGGCGATTTTGAACCCGACGCAGCAGCTTATGGCTAACTTTACCGCTGTGGTAGATGGTTCGATGAAAATCACGGTAGATGGCACGGTCAAGACAGTAACCGGTGTTAACTGGTCAGCGGAAACCAATCTGAACGGTGTTGCCGCGCGCGTGGCTGACAAACTCACCACTGCAACCGTTATCTGGAATGGTTCTCGCTTCATCATCACATCCAAAACCACGGGTGCAGCATCGGCGGTTGGTTATGGTTCTGCCAATACCACCGGCACCGATATTTCTGTACTGATGGGATTGATTGAGAGCGCCGGTGCGCTGCCGGTTCAAGGTCTGGCGAGTGAAACTATTCAGGCATGCATTTATAAATTGGCTGACATGTCTACCCGCTGGTATGGGCTGGTTATTGCCGACCCATCATTAAGCGATACAGACGTGATCAGTATTGCCTCGTTTATCCAGAGTGATGATGTTTCTCGGGTTTACGGACATACCACACAGGTAACTACTGCGCTGGATGCGGATATTGATACGGATATCGCCAGCAAACTGAAAGCGGCTAAATATGCCCGTACCCTGGTGCAGTATTCCAGTGCCAGCCCGTATGCCGCCGCCTCTATTTTTGGTCGTGCGTTTACCGTGAACTTTAACGGCAATAACACCACCATCACGCTGAAGTTTAAACAACAGCCTGGCATTACTGCCGAATCACTTACCCAGTCTCAAGCCAATGCGCTGAAAGCGAAGAATTGCAATGTGTTCGTCAATTACGACAACGACACGGCGATTATTCAGGAAGGCGTGATGTGCAATGGCGATTTCTTTGATGAGCGCCACGGCCTCGACTGGTTGCAGAACTACGTACAGAACAACCTCTACAACCTGCTATTTACCAGCGGCACCAAAATCCCACAAACAGACGCAGGTGTGACTCGCTTGCTGACCAATGTAGAGAAATCACTGGATCAGTCGGTCACTAACGGGCTGGTGGCTCCGGGTGTATGGGGTGGTGATAGTTTTGGTGCACTGGAAACCGGTGACACGCTGACCAAAGGCTTTTACGTGTACGCACCGCCAGTGGCATCACAGGCACAGGCTGACCGTGAAGGGCGTAAAGCGCCGGTGATGCAGTCCGCAATCAAGATGGCCGGCGCTGTTCATTACGCCGATGTCATTATCAATGTTAACCGCTAAGGAGCTGATGAATGTCTACTTATAGCTTTATGGACGTTACCGCCTCCATTACTGGTGTAGGCGGCTCATTCGATCTGGGTTATGGCGCCGCCGTCGCCGAAGAGGGTATCACGACCTCGATGATCGAGAATAAAAACACCATGACCATTGGTGCAGACGGTGAGGGTATGCACAGTCTACATGCGGGGAAAGGTGGCACAGTGACGGTAAACCTGCTGAAAACCAGTCCGACCAATCGCAAATTGTCGGCCATGTATAACGCGCAATCTCAGTCGAGTGCGACGTGGGGCAACAACATCATTCTTATCCGCAATACCGCCAGCGGTGACACGTTTGCGGCGCGTGGTTGTGCATTCCAAAAGCAGCCGGATTTCAATAACGCCAAAGACGGCGCACTGGTGCCGTGGGTATTTGACTGCATCAAGGTTGACCAACTGCTGGGTACTTTTTAAGG